ATTACAAGACAAGGTACTGAGTGTTCATCATAGCTTCATCATTACTTTTCATCATACTGATACGGTAAAAATAATATCCAACAGTAATAAGAAAGATTATGTCTTGAAAGGAGCACTGTAGCGGGCATGAAGACGATTACGAAAAAGGAAATAGATAGTCTGTATCGCAAGGTTGGATTAAGCGGTTCGGGAGATAGCCCAAGCCAGCGTTTAAACAAAGGCACCTTGAACAATAAACTTGCGTTTCAGTTTAAAGGTGCAAGAAATACCGCAACCATGAAAGGAACAATAAAGTAACAAATACATAAATATAGTGTTTGCACATCAGCATCGCTTCGGCGGTGCTTTTTCGTGGGAGGAGATAGATATGGATAATAAAAAAACTGTCCGCCCAAGAGGAACGGACAGTGCGAAAGTCATAGAGGTTATAGAGACCAAGTCAATACGTGGCGATGGAACAGCGGACGATGTGTGCCGCGAGGTGATTCAGTACTGGAGCCTTGATGGTGAACTGCTGGCAGAAAGAGAGTGACCTATCTGCTTACAGGAGGGTGCTTGATCATGTACTGCGTTATAATAAGTTGCATAAAGATCGTCATATATGATTTCAACACGTCAAAATCCTTGTCGGGATAATGTTCCTGATAATGAGTATAATCATTACCAAAAATACGAACGACATCAGCGGTACTTACAAGATCCTCTTGCTCAAGATAATCACCAATTGCACTGCAAAGGGATTTTTTTGAAACTTCATCAACGCTCAGTCCAAGTTCATTGATGGCATAATCTTTTACAAGTATTTCAAGTGCGGATCTGTAGCCTATAGCTGCTAATTCGATGTCACCCTTTGATTCAGATCTGAGAGCTTGATTATACATATCGATGAATCTGGGAGAAATAGCCAACAGTTCTTCGCTAGTATATGGCGAATCAGATAAAGGCCACACAGCGATCACTTTTGAAGGATCGTTGCTGGATTTTATTCTTCGGCAAGAAAAGAAGAATGATTTACCACAGGCCGTACATTTGCAAGCGCTGGATAGTATGTATGAATCAACCATTTCAATCACGGAGCGCTCTAATAATGGCGCATCAACGCTGAAACCACAATGGGGGCAAGTAGCAGGCTTTTGGTAATTGCCCGAGAAAGACAGGTTCTTGCCTAACGAGTTGTTGAAATCTGAATTAGGCTTAGTTAAGTAGTTCATTGATAAGCTCCTTTCACGGGGTCAGTCATGTCGATGTCTCGTGAATCGAGTATAACACACGCATCGCTTCGGCGGTGCTTTTATTATGCCTCCACTTGGGCAGATCGGTGATAGCGCCACTGATCAGGCGGGTTCAACTCCTGCCGGAGGCACAACAATTCGTCCCTTTGGCATCTCAGGACGTAAAAATGAGAGACGATATTAGCGGACTGAACCGCGATAACAAATGTTTCGAGGAGGAAAACATCATGAAGAAAGAAGAATTTGTCGCATTAGGTATTTCAGAAGAGCTGGCTGAGAAGGCTGCTACTGCATCAGCTGATGAGCTGAAAGGCTATATCCCGAAATCGAGATTCGATGAGGTTAATACGGCTAAGGGAAACGCTGAGAAGTCGTATAACGACATCAAAGCTGAGCTGGAAAAGCTCAAGGCATCAGCCGGAGACAATGAAGCGCTGCAGACGCAGATCACTGACCTGCAGACACAGCTCAAGGATGCTGAGAACAAGCACAAGGAAGAGATAGCTGAGATGAAGATGTCGAATGCCATTCATGCAGCTCTTGGTGATAGTGTGCAGGACGCAGATCTTGTAGCAGGGCTGCTCGACAGATCTAAGCTGATACTCGGAGACGACGGTAAAGTTACCGGCCTTGATGAGCAGATTAAGGGGCTCAAGGAGTCAAAGGCATTCCTGTTCAAGCCTGAGGATAAAGGCGGTAAGAACGGCAACAACGTTGGCTTCCGTGTAGGCTCTACCAACCAGGGAGGATCTACCGGTGTCGGTTCTGAGGGAGAGAACAAGGTCGACCTCAAGGCGGCAATTGCGGCAAAGATGGAATCCCAGAAGGGATAGAAAGGACAAAGAAATGGCTATTACACTTGCAGAAGCAAAAAAGAACGTACAGGACGATCTTCAGATCGGCATTATCGATGAGTTCCAGAAGAGCAACTGGATCCTCGACCACATCACATTTGACGACTGCGTATCTCCGACAGGAGGCGGTGCAACACCGACATATGCATACACAAGGCTCCTGACTCAGCCGACTGCTGCATTCAGAGCTATCAACAACGAGTACACTCCGCAGGAAGTTACCCGCCAGAGATATACAGCTGACATCAAGGTGTTCGGCGGATCCTTCGAGATTGACCGTGTCATCGCCAACTTCGGAGGTATCGTAGATGAAGTACAGCTGCAGCTGCAGCAGAAGGTCAAAGCTGCTCAGGCTCTGTTCAACGACACCTTCATCAACGGAGACTCCGCCGTAAATGCAAATGCATTCGACGGACTCGAAAAAGCTCTAACAGGTTCCAGCACGGAGTTCGATGCCGGAGTTATCGATCTTTCGACATCTGCGCTGGTAGATGCCAACTATAAAGCATTCCTGGATGCTCTTGATGAGTTCCTGGGCATGCTCGATGGCACTCCATCCTGCATCATGGGCAACACCAAGATGATCGCCAAGCTGAGAGCCTGCGCGAGAAGATCTGCTATGTATCAGGTCACTAAGAACGACTGGGGTGATCAGGTCGAATCCTACGGAAATATCCCGTTTGTGGACATGAAAGCGAAAGCCGGCAGCAACACCGATGTAATCGCAACGGACGGAACATCCGGACAGACATCTCTTTATGTTGCAAGGCTTGCGCTTGATGGTCTGCACGCAGTATCTTTCGCTGGCGCGGCGCCTGTTCAGACATGGCTTCCGGACTTCACAACTGCTGGTGCAGTGAAGAAGGGCGAGGTCGAGATGAATGCGGCTATCGTTCTCAAGGCGACTAAGGCTGCAGGAGTCATGAGGAAGATAAAAGTAGCATAGGAGGTAGATATGGCTAAGATCAAAGCACCTAATAGTGAGTACGCCGGTATCAGTGCCGGCGTCTCTTTTACAAAGGGCGAAGCAAACACCGATGATCCGCACCTGATCGAATGGTTCAAAACTCACGGCTACGAAGTAGTTGAGGAGAAAGAGTCCAAAGGCAAAGGGAAGAAGGCTGAAAAAGACTCTGACTCTGATACAGCGGAAGCTGTTCCTGATCCGGAAGGCGAGAAGGAAGAGCCGGTGAAGAAAGGAAAAGGGGAGGAGTAGACCATGTCATACACACCTTACGCAGATGCAGCAGACTATGCAGCTCTCTATGGTGAGGGCTCCGAGATCTCAGAATTTGCCCTGAGAACGGCCTCGAGGCATGTAGATGCTCTTACCTTCAATCGCATCGTTTCAGCGGGATATGGAAATCTGACGGACTTTCAGCAGGAGATTATCAAAGAGGTCGTATGCAGGCAGGCTAATTTTGAGACTGAGAATGCGGATCTGATATCCTCTGTTCTTGACTCTTACAGCATTAATGGGGTGTCGATGAGCTTTGGCCAAAGCTGGAATGTGGCAGTGGAGAATGGCGTAGCAATGCAGAAGGAGACATATGAGCTCTTAAAGCAGACAGGACTATGCTGCAGAGTGCTGAGGTGAAAAACATGAGATATCCGAAATTAGTACCTCCGGCAGTCTGCAGGACGCCTATTCATCTGGTGATAGAGCAGGAGGGGTATAACAAGTACGGAGACCCTATAGAAGCATTTGAGGCAGACCTCAAGTGTAATTATCAGGATTCCGGAAAGGTACAGCTGACCACCCAACAGGAGTATGTGCGGATATCCGGAAAAGCTCTGTTCGATGGGGATATATGTCCGAATGTACCAAACATCACCAAGGGCTATGCCATTATCCACGAAGAGAAACGTTATATCGCAGAAGGCCGTAAACACAGAAATCCGGATGGATCAGTCAATTATACGGAGGTAGTGTTCAGATGAAAGCCTTTTCGTCCTTCAAACTGAATAGAACCGCTTTGCGAACTATCGACAAGGCGGCCGCAAGAGCCTTGGCGAAAACAGCAGAGGCACTGCATACGGAGGTAGTCCAGGCACAAGTAGTGCCACGTGATACGGGACGGTTGCAGAATACAGCTTTCTATATCGATGATTCCAGAGCCATGTCTGGGGAAGTGCGATTAGTACAATCAACGCCTTATGCAAGACGTCTGTATTTTCATCCTGAATATAATTTTCATCAACATGTTTGGACAGATGGAAATGGACGACATGAGGGAAATGCTCATGCCAAAGGTCACTGGTTTGAGGATTGGCTGCGAGGTGGGACCCATGAAGATTTCGCAGTTATGGCTTTTGCAACAATGCTCAGGAGGGAGGGGTCAGATGTTATTGAGTGATGTACGGGATTGGATCGAGACTATGGACATTGCAGAGTATGTGTATATGGGAAGACTCGACAACAAAAGAGAGAAGTCTATAGGCGTATACCCAAGGACCCGTAATGGCCCCCCGGTAATGGCAATAGGCGGTCTGGAAGCTTCCCGTTATGACATAATGTCTATCACATTACTGATCCACTGGAACAGAAAATTCCGTGAAACAGAGGCTGCGGCATATGAGCTCTGGCATCGATTGCAGGAAGTTACTGATCTTGATATCGGAAATCAGCATATAGACTATCTGATGCTTTTGGTGCCAGCTCCGGTGTTTGTGAACACTGATGAAAATGGAATTTATGAATACGTTATAGACTTAGATATTTACCATAGGAGGTAGTATAAATGGCAACAACTACAGGGGTATTCCCTTGCTACGAAAACCAGTTCAAGGTCAAGGTGAACAATGACTTCGTGGGCATCGCTGACTGCGAAACTTTCGAAGTTTCATTCGATAATGGCGTTGAAGAGTGGACTCCTTTCGAATCAGAGGGCTGGGTACGCAGGCTGATGACAGCCAAGGGCGTGACCATCAGCGTATCTGGCAAGAGGAATGTAGGCGATGCTGGCAATAACTTCATTGCTGGCCTTGCATTTGAGAACGGCAGAGATGCAGAAGTAGACTTCCAGTGGGAGTTTGCAGATAAACAGACCGACGCAGGCCACGGAACACAGGTTACATTCACAGGTGCGCCTATAAATGTAACAGCACTTGGAAGTGGTGAATCCACAGCGGTAGCACCACTTGAGTTTGAGATCATGTCAAATGGCAAGCCGACAGTAACACCTGCATCTTAATCTAAATGGAAGGGGGAGAATGAAATGCTTTACTCATTGACAGATAAACTGAACTTCGATGCGAAACCGCAGGTAGAAGTCAACGGCAAGGTTTTGACCATCGACAATTCAGCCGTAACTGTGCTGAAACTTATGGACACAGTGCAGAATAAAGGCGAACTTGAAGGTGCAAAGGCGGTACTTGACCTTCTTTTCAGCAAGGAAGACCGCAAGGCGATAGAAAGCCTTGGACTTTCGATAGGCGATTATGTCAAGCTGTGCGAAATCTGCATGGATTTAGCACTTGGCAACGACCCCGATGCTGAAAAGGGGGAAGAATAGAGCCGTACTACGACATTGATGATGATTGGTCACTGATAGTGTCATCGTTTCAAACGCAGTACGGCATACGCTTAAGCAGTGCTTTGC